CCTATGAACGAAAATAGGCGGCCTTATCGCGCGGTTGGTGCTATTTATATGTATGAGCATGCTATTAACATATCCACCAGGTTATTCTCCGATAAATGAAGAATTAACGAAGACGGACAAGAAGGAGATTAAATCTCTCATATCTAAGGAACTGGACAGGGTTCTTAAATCGGAGGTAAAGAAAATCCTCGAAGATGAGCTGTCTAAAGCCCTTCGTACCAAAGCATCGAAAGAAGAGATCGGCGAGATCACCAAAAAGGTGCTGAAGAAACTTTATCGTGATATGTCGCTGCATCATCCATACATCATTGATCGCGTTAAAGTATAACTGCGCCGGCGCTGCTATATAGTGTGTGACGCACGTGCATGCCGATGACATAACCTTTTATGTTGGTGATCTACTTTATGATGAAACACTTGGTGATGTGGGCATCCTCTTGGAACGTTTTGATAGTCATCGCAATTATTCCGACCAACCTCCTTCAAATGTGGCGGTGTGGAAGACGTGGTGGTGTCGTGCCGGCGAGGAACACTATAGTGAATTTGGTTTGAAGAATTTGGTTGCGTTAGAGGTGTTTGTGTGTTATAGTTTGACTTCATTCAAGGTTTAAAATAGAAAAAATTTAGAAAAAAATTACGGCTTAAATGTTAAATTATCAATGGGAAATAAAGAGGGGTGATCTGGTGAAGATCACATCTCCTGATGGAGTGGAGGAAGGGCACTCTTATGGTATTGTGATGTCTGAAGAACCTTTCGCGGACCAACTTACCCTATTCCCGGCTGTGGTGGTTTATTCCTTTTTGCATGGCTTGGCGCGCCAATATTATTCTTATAGTGTACAAATTGTTTCGGCGGCTCCATAGTTAATATGTGAGAAAATTTTTTGTGAACGTTGGTCGCGTATTTAACGCGCTTTGCATTGTTGCCTGGTTTGTTAACATTGGTCTAAACATATTTGGGCACATTAGCAATAATTTTGATTTGCAATTGTTGTCTTTGGGCAATATGCTTTTGTTAAGTTTTGTGTTAATAAGGGAGCCAAAGTCAAAAGCGGAATAGTTATTGTAGAATGTTTTATAAAATATGTATTTTTTTTGCTGCGTTCGGATTTTCCTGTTATACGGATTATGGAATCTATAAGCCGGGTGAAGAGGAATATGTGTATGTTACCGAAACTGAGACCGTAACCGAAGTTGTTGAGGTGGAAGTTGAGGTTGAGGTGGAAGTCGAGGTTGAGGTTGAGGTGGTGGTTGAGGTTCCCGTCTATATCGAAACCGAAGTAGAAGTTGAAGGCGAACCCGGCGAGGTGTGGGTTGACTCCTTCCTTCAGCCCAACACATTTGATGGTGTTGATATTATCTGGGTTATCGACACATCCGGCTCCATGTACCGATATGACCCGCAATTAATGGCAGGAATCGAAGCCATGCTGGCGGCGTTGCCCGTGACCAATTGGAGATTGGTAATGATACCAGCCGATCCAGATCACGCGCGTGCGGAGGCTCAGTTTCCACTTGTGCCGGGAGATGATATCGGTGATGCGATGACGATGTACTCATTGATGAACCGCGGCGGCATGGAAGACGGCTTTGACGCAGTATACGAATATATTACCGCAAATCCTTATGCGGCCACGTGGATGCGCTCAGATGCGGCGCTGCTTGTGGTATATGTTTCGGATGAAGAAGAACAAAGTAGAACCCACCACGCAACAGTGGCTAGCTTCACAACTTGGTATAGCAGTTTGCGTGGTGGATCGGTATTCCTCTCCAGCATCGTCAACCACACTTATCCAGACGAATCTGTTTGTGTATGGTCCGTTTTGGCCCGTGACGTGGGATTACGCTATATGGAAGCGACTAACCATTTTGGCGGGGTCATTGTCGATATATGTGAGGAGGATTGGTCTCCAGGTGTGACCGACGCAGCAGTCAGCATTACTCCGCATGAATCGATTGCTCTCACTCACTCGCCCATTGAGGACTCAATACGTGTGTTCTTGGATGGGGTCCTCAATGGGGCCTGGTCTTATTCGGCAACTGATAATACAATATATTTTTCAACTATTCCTGGACCAGGGGTGTTAGTAGAGGTGGGATACCGCTATTTAGAAGAGGCCGACACAGGAGGCGATTCGGGTGCTTAAATTTATTATGTTGATGGTAGCGATGATTAGTGGAACTGCTCACGGAGCAGAGTATGCTCCAAATTTGCCTGTTGAGCATATTGCCACACAAGCAACATCGGTCGAAAAGAGTGTGCGGCAGGCGGCAGTGCGCGTTTCTGTACCTTGGACCGGGGGTCACGGATCTGGCTCGTATATTAAGTATAAAGATATACACATTGTAATCACCGCTCAGCATGTTGCTGATGCTGATGTGGGCTCCTCTTATCTCGTTAGTCACAAAACAGAGTCGCACATGGCCACGCTGATTTATGCTGACGACCTGAACGACATCGCTGTTTTACATATAAAAAACCCCTTTAAAACAATAAAACCCTTAAAATTCAACCCCGTACCGGAAACATCCGCAGTTGGAACAGAAATATATTATTCAGGGTTCCCCTCCGATCACAAGTTAATGTCTTTTACCGGCCGCGTTGCAGGACACGAAAACAAAGAAGAAATCCCCGGCGAAAAAGAGATACTTTTGCAGACATATGGGTGGTTTGGTTGCTCTGGATCTGTAATTTATGATACAAAAGGGCGCCAGCTTGGTGTATTATATGGGGTAGATGTTGAATATTACCCCGACATTCAGGTGCAAGAGAATATGATTTGGGTGGTACCGATGAGCCGGCTTAATATCGATAATGCGATAACCGCATTTTGCCAAGGATATCAAGGAAAGCGGCCAAAAGCTTGCAAATGAGCCACACTTGGAATGATTTTCTCACCGAAGGTGAACTAAAAACCGTGGGAGTTGTTGTTTGTCTCAATGACGAACAACAATTTTTGGTTATTAGGCGCTCCAACATTGACAAACGCGTGGGGCAATGGACAATACCCGGCGGACATATTGATGATGAGGATTGTACAATTGAAGCCGGCGCCGTCCGAGAACTGCTGGAAGAGGCCGGCCTGGTGTGTGAGATATGTGATCTCCAATATCTGGGACAACCAAAGCCAGAAAAATTCTACTTTTTGACTCAAAAATGGACTGGTGACATAAATGTTGACAAACCCAATCCAAAAACCGGCGAAATAGAGCACGATGATTACAAATGGGCGACAATTAATGATATAAAAGACATTGAGAATACCGAAATTCCGATCTATTTATTGGAGAAAGCTATAGAGATGGTCAAAAATGCTAAATGATGAACAAATTCTGCTAAGAACAGTACAATTATTGGAAAATTTCGATATTTCCGAACAAAAATCCGAAAAATTGCTTCGGGAAATCACCGATCAGGAATATGATGCAATATCAGATGTGATTGATGACTTAAAAGGCGAAGATTTGGCCTTTAATGACCTCTTCGGCGGCAAAATGCGCAAAATTATCAATTTTCCGACGATGGATACCGAGTCTGAACTTGGCAAGTTCGTAGAAGAGCTTAAAACGAAGCTTGGGCTTACTGTTGACTGGGAAAAAGGGATGGTTTCGGCTCAAAGAGAGTGGACTGAGAACTCAATTGAAAACGACGAAGCATTTGTGCAGTCTATTATGGGTACTGGTGAAATAAAGAAGGCAAATAAGAAGTTTCAGATGAAAATCGGCAAATATTTCGCCAAATTAGACAAATTATTGCAAGATTACAAGAAAATGAGACGAAAAATAGCCCATGAGGTGTGGGAGGGGCGCCAAGACAACTCATGGACCGCTAGTTTTAGTGTAGGACAGATTAAAGACTCTTTATCCACCGATGAACTCAAAAGACTCTACCAAATCCAAAATGGGCTTGAATTATACGCCGGAACCGACTCCATAGCCGCCTTAAACCGATATTATACTGGATATGATGAATCTCAGAAGGGAAATCCCACCAACATCCCAAAATTAGCCAAATATTGGCAAGAAAACGCCGGATATATCAAAAAGAACATCGGAGAACTCACAAATGACAAATATTCGATCATTTTGACTCGATCTCCGGTTGATGTGATGAGAATGAGCGACTTTGACAAGATTACCTCTTGCCATAGCCCCCCAAGTCGTAGCGGTGGTGGAGATACTTCGTATTATAAGTGCGCTGTCGCAGAAGCAATGGGTCATGGTGCTGTGGCTTATGTTGTGGAAACTACAGCGATAGATCAACACTATGGCGGATGGGAAGGCGACTATTCTATCGCGCGTATCGAAGATAAGGAGGAATTTCAGAAACATGAGATATTTGTCGACGAGAAACGATCGGTTGATGGCCCCTTAACA